GTATGAGGTTCTAAAACCTCAGTCTATTCCTCAGGCCGTTTTAATTCTCGCTGACTATCAATACAAAGGTGCATTTGTTGCTGACCAAGAAATCAACACAGTTGCTTGCTTGACAGAATTGATGGTTGGGTGTGAATTCAAATGAATGATTTAGTTTATAACATTTTCAAATGGATACATGATGATTGGAAATCCCACCCTCTACGCTTTATCGTTGAACTCTTGGCATGGGCAATTTCTATTGGTTGCTCTATCACAATGGCTCTCACCGTACCTCACCCACCGTTACTCATATTATATCCAATTTGGATTCTCGGTTGTAGTTTGTATTTGTGGGCTGCTTTTACTCGCAAATCTTTTGGGATGGTCGCTAATTACCTTTTACTTACTACTATTGATACAATCGGCTTAATAAGGATGTTATGATTATAGATGAAAGAAATTTAGATGTTAAAGCTTTATTTACAAATCCAATTTATCTTTTAACTGGTGATTTTGAAACTGCAAAATTTTTTAGTTGTTTAGCTTCTGCCTGTTGTAAGTTTGGATATTATGTTGAAAATATTATAAGAGATAATATGTCATATCCTTATATTACTAAGGATAATATTGAGTTTAATAAAACAGGTAAATATTTATTATACAAACCAAAATTTGGTTCAGAAGTTCCAGATTATGTATTGATAGATGAAGAAGCTAAAATAATATATGTCTATGAAGTAAAAGTTAATCTTAGAAATATGGATTCTAAAAAAGCTCACGGTGAAAAATCAAAATATTTAAGACTTAAACTTTTTTTAGAAGAAAATTATAAAAACTATAAAACTTCAGTTTTTGTTGTTAATTTTTTAGGAGTTGATGGTAGAAACTGTTGTTTATATAAAAATTTAGATTTTTTAGAAGTTATATCTGGTGAAGAATTTTGTAATTCGGTAAATGTTTCTTATGCCAAACTTATAAATTTGATTAAAAAATCACAAGCAATAAATCAAGAGTTTGTTGCTTTATATAAACAGAAGATAATTGATGTGCCAAAAAACGATATATATCAAGAACAATCAAGCTTAGATAAATTTTTAATATAATTATGAACCCTTTTGATTATGTAAATGCCATTCTTCAGAACAAGAAACAGTTAATCGTTGATGATATTACAGAGAAAGGTTATGTACCATTTATGGTCAATCGTTCTTTGTCGTATCATAAAGACTGTATAATTTATGCGAATGAGATGAATCAAAGGCACCACCTTGGAAAGAGGCTTCAGAATGACTTTTTACTAAATACTGTGAGGTCTCAAAAAAGACCATTCGCCAAGTGGGTTAAGTCTGAGAAAAGTGAAGATATAGAATGTGTTAAGTTAGTCTATGGACTATCAGATACCAAAGCTCGTGAAGCTTTACGCCTACTTAGTGATGAACAAATCCAACAATTAAAAGAAAAAACCTATACAGGTGGATAAACATCATGGTAGATTTAAGTAAGTTCGTTGAAGTAACTCTCAATGAACAGGATGACTTTTTGAAAGTTCGTGAAACGCTAACACGAATTGGTGTGTCATCTAGGAAAGAAAGAATTCTGTATCAGTCTTGCCATATTTTACATAAGCAAGGCCAGTATTATATCGTGCATTTCAAAGAGTTGTTTGCTCTTGATGGCAAACCATCTAACATTTCTGAAAATGATATTCAAAGACGAAATGCAATTGCAAAGTTGTTAGAAGAATGGGGTTTAGTTACAATTATTAATCCACAGGTGATGATAGATAATATTGCACCACTTCACCAAATTAAAATCATTTCATTCAAAGAGAAACACGAATGGGAATTGGTAACTAAATACAATATTGGTAAAAAGCCAGACCAGAATTATTGAGCTTCACCTTAGGACCGACTTATGGTACGAAGCGTGCTAAAGCGGATTTGACGATACGAAATCGCTGGATCCCGTAACCAGCAAAGCAAGGCAAGTATGGCATTATTGCCACACTTGTTTTCTCCTCATGTTATAATGGTAGTATTATGAAAATAGCTGTATGTTCCGACCTTCACCTTGAATTCAAAACAATCACACTCACTAATGATGAGGGTGCGGATGTTCTTATTCTTTCAGGTGACATTTGTGTTGCTAAAGATTTATTAGAAGTGGATAGTCCTGACTTGAAATATGGTCATGCTGGTAAAGGTTCTGAAAAGAGCCGCCGTATCCACGATTTCTTTTATAATTGTTGCGATAACTTTCCTCATGTGGTGTATATTGTGGGTAACCACGAACACTATCATGGCGATTTCAAATACACAATATCTCATCTAAAGAAGATGTTGAAGTATTTGCCTAACTTGCAAATCTTGGACAAAGAAGTATGGACTTTACATGATGAAGTTACATTCATTGGTGGTACTTTGTGGACTGATATGAACAAGGAAGACCCTCTGACATTATTCCACATTCAACAACGAATGAATGACTTTAGGTGTGTAGATAATTCCAATCGTATGGTATCTCGTAAAGTTCCAATCTACGAAGAAAATCCTTTGTTCACACCTGATGGTAAGAACGGATCAAAATACACACAAGATGAAAAAGGTTACCATAAACAAATTGGTTTCAAACACACAGAAAGTCCTTCTCGCTTCTGTCCTGAAGATGCTGTGAAAGACCATCGTAAAATGCTAGGTTACATCAAAGCTGTAACTGAGGGTGTTCACGATAAGAAGTTTGTTGTGGTTGGTCATCATACACCAAGTCCTTTTAGTATTCATCCAAAATATGCACATGATAAATTGATGAATGGTGGTTATCATTCCGATTTGATTGATTTCATCTTAGAGCGACCACAGATTAAACTGTGGACACATGGACATACACATGAACAATTTGATTATATGATTGGTAGCACAAGAGTGGTTTGTAATCCTCGTGGGTATGCTGACTACGAAACGATTGCAGACAATTTTCAACTGAAGTATTTGGAGATATAATGGTAAAAACTAACGGAGCATTTAAGTTAAGTAAAGAAACAAAACGCATTTTGGCCTCCATGCCACAAGATAAGGCAGGAGATTATAAACGAATGATGATTGATGCTGAAGTTTCTGAAGCAAAAGCAAAGTTGGCAAAGATTAAACCTAACAATAAAAATGAAGCGAAAGTGGATTGATGCCTTTATGGATACAGCTGAGCGATTTGCTCAGTTGTCATCCGCAAAGAGATTGAAAGTTGGTGCGGTTGTTGTTAAAGACAATCGTATCATTTCAATTGGGTATAACGGTATGCCATCTGGTTGGACAAATGATTGTGAGAATGTAATCCAACATTCAGATGACACTACCAGTTTAACTACAAAAGATGAAGTGATACACGCTGAGTCCAATGCAATCATTAAACTGGCTCGTGATGGAGAGTCTGGAAATAACTCTACCATGTTTTGCACTCATGCACCATGTATTCATTGTGCCAAATTAATTTATGGTGCAGGTGTTAATAAAGTTTATTACCGTGATACTTACCGTGATACAAACGGTATAGATTTTCTAAACAAATGTAATATAGAAGTGGAACAAATATGAATGCCATTTCTGGAGAAATAAAAAAATGTTTATTAGAAAAATTAATTTTCCCGGATGATAGTCAGTTGCAACAAAGAGGTATTGCCGATAAGATAGAACAAAGTTGTAATGATATACTTACAGAAAATTTTACTCATGTAAAGCCTGCTAGAAGTCGTAGAAGCATTGAAGATATAACAGTAAATGATTGTTACATTGACCATAAAACTAGTGATGTAGCTAGAGAATTCAAAATGCCAAACTTAATAAGTATTGACAGGTTGATAAAACTAGACAAACCACTTATATACAATTTTGTTAAGTATGATAGTGATAAGAAACAAATTTTAGATATTATTGTTTTAGATGTGTATGAATTGAATTGGGATTACCTTAGCATACAAAACTTAGGTGCAGGGCAATTACAAATAAAAGATATGTTATTATTTTTTTCTTCCCCTAAAACATCTCTTACAAAAGATGAATGGGTAAAAAAACTAAAACAAGAAGCTATTAAATTCTATGATAAGTTAATTGTTAAAACGGCAAAACGAAAAGAGAAGTGGATGAATTTATGAAATCTTACACAAGTAAAGTGTTAGAAATTTGTGAAAATGGTGATGCTATTGTTGGATTGCCTGATGAACTTATGGAAGAAATGGGTTGGAAACTAGGCGATGTTTTACAATATGAAGAAAAAGATGGAAAAATCTTTGTTAAGAATATAAGTATAAATGATACAGATAGACATGGACAACAGGGAACTAATAAAGTTCCTGAACAGAATTAAAATTTGGTTGCCTCAATCATATGTTCAGATAAGAGCAGAGATTGATGCTTTGATTGAAAGATTGAAACAAGGACTATGATATGTTAGTATTGCCTGATGAAATGGTTGGTAGACCAGTAGCTTTTACCTGTTCAACATTTGATTTGTTACACGCAGGCCACATT